GATTAAAAAGCACTAACTATTCAGTAACAGTTGGCGCAGGCGGCGCAGGTGCGCAAACTCGCGGCGTAAGCGGCAACACTTCTAGCTTCTCAACAATTTCATCATCAGGCGGTGGCGGAGGTGGCGCTAACATCACAGGCGATCGCGACGGTCGATCTGGTGGTTCAGGCGGTGGCGGAGCATTCTTTGGCGGCGCGGGCGCAGGCGGCGCAGGTAATGCTGGTTCATATTCTCCAGTTGAAGGTTACGCAGGCGGTAGCGGCTTTGAGGGATCATCACCAAACTTCCGCGCAGGCGGTGGCGGTGGTTCAAGTGCTGTAGGCGCTAACGGAGTTACAGGACAAAGCGGTGCTGGCGGAGCAGGCACAGCAAGTTCAATTACTGGATCATCTGTAACACGCGCAGGCGGTGGTGGTGGTGGTGGGTCAAGTACTGCTACTGGCGCAGGTGGTTCTGGCGGCGGCGGTGGAGCAAACACAGCAGGAACAGCAAACACGGGCTCAGGCGGTGGTGGTGGTACTGACTTAAATAAGGCGTCCGGCAGCGGTGGTTCTGGGGTTGTTATTCTTAAATATCCTTCTACTTTGACAATCACAATAGGCGCAGGATTGACTGGATCAACAGCAACTTCAGGTGGCTTTAAGATTTCAACAATTACTGCTGGCACTGGAAATGTGAGTTGGGCATAATGGCACACTACGCATTCTTGAATAAAGATAATGTCGTTACTGAAGTGATTACCGGCATTGATGAAACTGAACTTATCGAAGGATTAGATACCGAAACTTGGTACGGTAACTATCGAGGACAAAAGTGCCTGCGTACTTCCTATAATGGCAATATCCGCTACAACTATGCAGGACTTTCGTATTCATACGATCCAGATGCAGATGCGTTCATTGCGCCTCGACCAGAGTGCGGCCATAAAGAACTATTCCTAAATGACTTATATCAATGGAATTGCCAAGGCTGTGAATTAGAATATAAGAAGTTACAAGATGAAGCCTAAATTATGCAAGGCTGGACAACAACTTCGTGAGCAATTCGATGACTGCTTCAGCGATCGTGATCGCACCTCAGACGGCTGGATCGGTGATAGTCGGCACTCAGCTCGTAAGTCTGACCATAATCCAGATGAGCAAGGCTGGGTACGTGCCATCGATGTTGACCGCGATTTATCTGGCAAATCAAAGCCCGACCTCATGCCCGATGTGGCGGATCAACTTCGTGCATTGGCAAAGTCTGATAAACGTATCTCGTACATCATCTTTGATGGCAAAATCGCATCCGCTAAGAGCTTCTGGCGTTGGCGCAAATATACGGGCATTAATCAGCACCGCCATCATTGCCATATATCTTTCACTCGCAAAGGCGATGAGGATGGTTCGTTCTTTAATATCCCACTACTAGGAGCAGGCAAATGAAAGAGATGATCTACGCAGGAATAGCACTAGCAGCCATTCCAGCAATCCGCCAAGCAATCAAGTCCTATCGCGCAAAGAAGGCGATCAAGGATGTAATCGTTGACGCAGTTGAAGCGGCAGTAGATGAGATCGATCATAAGCAATGAGTCCGCAAGACTATGCTGCACTTGCAGTGGCGATCGTAACGGTTCTGGGTGGTGTTACTGCGATGCTTCAGTTCATGGTCAAACACTATTTAGCGGAATTGAAGCCCAATAGCGGTTCGTCAATAAAGGATCAAGTTAACCGACTTGAAGCGCGTGTCGATACAATCATTGAGATGTTAGGTAAGTAACACTTATCTCATGGCACGCAAGAAGGCTATTGATCTAGATACCTACAATGCGTTAGATGTCTGGGCTATTTCAGTCAATGAAATGTATAAAGCCCTTCGCAGGGCCGGCATGACCACAGATATCGCACTAGCCATAATCGTTGAACCTTCTGCTTATCCTGACTGGATTCTGCCTAAACTCCCAAACAAAATCGATCCACTTCCATACGATGACGATGAGGATTAAACATGTTTCGTACCGTGATTGTCAGCGATCTCCAGATCCCTTTTCACGATAGACAAGCAACCAAGAACCTAATCTCTTTCATAGCCAAATGGAAGCCAGATGAAGTAGTAACTATTGGCGATGAAATCGACTTCAACACAATCTCAAAGTGGAGCGAAGGGACACCAGAGGCTTATGAACAAACTCTTGGAGCGGATCGCGATGAGGCTGTTCAGATACTTTATGATCTAAAGGTTGACCACATGATCCGTTCAAATCATACGGATCGCCTTTACACCCAGATCATGCGCAAAATCCCCTCATTCCTTTCCTTGCCGGAACTGCGCTTTGAGAAGTTTATGAAACTCGATGAACTGGGAATTAACTTTCACCGCACCGCCTATCCCATCGCTCCAAATTGGGTGGCCGTTCATGGTGATCACACACCAATCAAGGCTATCGGCGGCCAATCAGCCCTTGAAGCGGCTCGTAGAATGGGCAAGAACGTTATTTCAGGACATACACACAGAGCAGGGCTAGCATCCTTCTCAGAAGCCGTAGGAGGCCGTTTAGGGCGTGTTCTGACTGGTGTTGAGGTTGGCAACCTTATGGACTTTAAGAAGGCCTTATACACGAAGGGGACGGCAAACTGGCAGTCAGCGTTCGCAATCATGTACCAGCAGGGCAACAAGGTTAGCGTGAGCATTATTCATATTGAGAAGGATGGAACTTTCATAGTCGAAGGCAAGGTCTATGGACGATCTCGATAACGACATCCGCCGGACGATCGATGACGCTATGGATGAGGGAGAATTGTTACCAAACCGTTATCTAAATATTGGCAAAATCGCTTGATTACTGGCTAGACAGGCGTATTGTTCTACTCATGGAAGCGAGAAGGGCTCGCTGAAGTGAAAGGGCAAAACACTATGAAACTTATACCAAAAGATAGCAAGGCTCAGATCAAATGGTTCTATGTTGTTAATGGACGCAAATATCGTTACCCAACAGGTTTAATCGGTAATAAGGCTTGGGATGCAACTTGTTCTTGTGGTTGGGAATCTTCTACAGGCGGCGGCGTAAAGTCTTGGGTCGATCAATTAGTTTTTGAACACAAGTACATCGATCATGATTATCAGGTGGCATAATGACGCTTCTTGAAATCGGGTTATTACTTCTCGGCTGGTTCGCCAGCATTATGGTTTTTTATACAATGGGCGTTAATTCTGGCTATGTTGAAGGCCGACGCGCACTGCGCAAGCACTATGAACAGCGCGATAAGGTGAGATCATGAAGCATGGTGAAATCTTACAAAGCGCAACGGATCTATATCAGGAACGCGGACTCCATTACGGTCATCCATCTGACAATATGTCGAGAGCAGCAAGGCTCATCTCAGCCTACTTGGAGATGCCGGTTGAGGATTACCAAGTTGCAGTCATTCTCGCGCTCATCAAAGTTGGGCGATCAATCGAGAACAGCCAGCAGATCGACACATGGATCGATGCTTGCAGTTATCTCGCCATTGCAGGACAACTAAGTACTGAAGGGAACGATCTTTATGTTTAATCTTGAGGATTACGAGACAGTTGAGGAACGCCTAGTTAAGTTCTGGAAGGAACACCCAGATGGTCGAATTGATACTTCTTTGGTTGAGTCAACGCTTCAGCGATTTATTGTTAAGGCTGCTATTTATAGAACTGAAGTGGATGCACAGGCTTGGACAACTGGCTTTGCAGAAGAAACCGTCAGCACTCGAGGAGTTAATTCTACGTCAGCTCTTGAGAACTGCGAAACAAGTGCGATCGGTCGTGCACTGGCTAACGCAGGCTATGCTTCAAAGGGCAAACGCCCGAGCCGCGAGGAGATGTCTAAAGTCAAAGCATCTGAACCAAAGCCTTTCGCAGAGAAGTTAAGCGATAAAATCATGACACCAGTTGAAAATGATCCTTGGACTGTTAAGGCTGTTCAGCCTGCGCCTTCAGCTGCGGATGCAGTTGCATTGGTGCAAGAAGTTCTAGGGGCAACCAAGATCGATAAGGACATTCCTCATTGCAAGCATGGTGAACGCATCTGGCGCACCGGCAACAAGAATGGCAAGGCTTGGGCAAACATGTCATGTCCAGTACAACCACAACGCCAAGAGACTTGGGCGGATGTCGATAAATGCGATCCAATCTGGTACGTCATTGACAACAATGGCGCATGGAAACCGCAAGAGGCTCGATCATGAGCGGCTTACAGTTTCTAAACCAAGATGGCGAATGGGAGAAGTTCCCAACAGATGATGAACTTTATGAAAAGGCTAAAGCGCGTGAAATGCTTAATGCGCTTCAAGTTAGGATATTGTGTCATCTATGCAACGAGCCAGTTCCAACAACAGAACTAGCATTCTGGATCGAAGGTCAAGCGATTACTTGGTCATGCAAGAAATGCCACGCAGTCAATGAGTCAAAGCCGTAAGCACAGAGGCTTTCGCACAGAGCGCGTAGTAGCAGAGTATCTGCGGCGCTGGTGGGAAGGCGCTTCAGTTGGTCGAGGTTCTGGGCGCGACATTCTCAATGTCCCGTTCGACTGCGAGGTTAAAGCGCGCACAGGACTCGACGTAGTAGGGACACTCCGCCAGATCGAGAGTCGGACTAAAGAAAGTGGCTTATTGGGGTTTGCTACTTTTAGACTCAATGGACAAGGTGAGCATGCTGAGGATTATGTTGCGATGCTGCGTCTTAGCGATCTGGTGGAGTTACTACTAGCTGCTGGTTATGACAAGAGAAAAGATGTTGTTAAAGACTCTGACATACAACGCTGCAATGGTTGTGGTGAATGGACTGTTGCCGGTATGTGTAAGTCATGTGAGGATCAATAATGCCTATCTACGAGTTTGAATGTACTAATGATCGATGTGAAGCCAATCTTCGCTACGAGAAGGAGTTAAAGATCAATGAACCACACGATGTTGAATGCGGCTTCTGTCATGAACCGATGCGCAAGATATACAGCAGTTTTGGTATATCGTTCAAGGGAACTGGCTTCTATTCTACAGATAAATAACTTATGCACATCTGTGGATAAAGTAGGGGCAAGACTAACTTTATGCTCACGACACTCCCATGTTATACACATGCTTGACATGGCGAGTACACTCTTAGCAAGAGCCCCTCAAGGGCTCACGCCGCGACTGAAAGGCGCATCGCGGTGGGTTGCTGGAGTGTTAGTGGGAGTCCTATGTCTGAGTGGAACTCAGTCAGCAGAGGCTCAATTAGATGCTATTAAATCATTGAAAGTATTAGCCAATAAGCAGCTGACAGATAAGCAATATCAATGCCATAACGAGATCGTATATCGAGAGTCTCGATGGAAGATCGATGCAGTTAATGGATCACACCATGGTTACTATCAGATGCGTACTAAGTCAGTTCAAGGTAAACCTTATGACTATCAGTTCTATATCTATTGGTATTATGTGTCTCATCGATATGGTCTTGACTATGAAATACCGGACTATTGCAAGGCACTACATCACTTAAAGACTAGAGGTTGGCAGTAATGGCAAAGCGTGGTGATCCAAGGTTAACAAGAGATTACAAAGCCTTTCGCCTAAAGGTATTGGCAAGGGATCAATGGTCATGCTTCTATTGCCAGCAACCAGCAGCAACA